GTTTGACGTGGTCTTAAGGTTATAAATAATTATCCCACAAAAACGTTATCAGCAAAGATTTCTACATTCTCTGAGGGCCGGCCGAATTCCCACCTTCCTGGCAAAAGGTAGTAATTCAGTCCGCGATGAAGAATGTGACACTCTTTAAGCACTTCACAAATTCGCCGTGAAGTGCTGATGACACGAAATGTGGAATCTTCAGGAGCTTTAAGTAACAATTGATACCAATCAATTGATTCGCCTAAAGTCCTGGGGGCTCTATTGGGCCGAGTCGAAAAACGTGAGGTATAGTGATAAACCTCCCCAAGATCATTGAAAAAATCAGGGATGTCACTAATACAGTTACAATTATCAAACCATTGCTCATACTGCAATTGGGTTGATATTGAAACTCCAAAGCACTGCGCCAGCAATGCTCTAGTCGACTCCAACACAGGGCTGTTGTCGATTTGGGCTACAAACTTAGCAGGATCAACATGGACCAGTTTGTAAGCATTGGTCATTGACTCGTCTAGCCTGGGAGCTATTCCTACACATACACGAACAACATAGCGAAAAAAGGAGGATAAGATCGGGCAACCCCGATATATCTGGCTCATTCCATAAGCCTTACCAACAAGTAATTCCAATACTGTGGTATCTGAGCTATTGCTATAACGTGGATGTAGGTTACAGAAATTAAGCAACACCTTACGAGGATCGGTTATAATAGAGTTGCTTTCTGGCGGGAAGATCATGCCGCAAAACGACGCGGCATTGTACGATTCGATATGTTCTAATTTAATTATGAACCCTAATTCTTCAAAAATTTCACTCCTAATCTCTGCTAGGTTATCGAAGCGCTTAGTAAGGCCTAGCAAAGAGTCATCGCCCTCTACTTTGAGGGTGTGGAGAACGTCTCGCCACCCGATGCCACTCTTAGATAAGACAAAGAGCCATAGGAACAAGTTCGTGGCAAAATTGGCGAATGATGTGTTTTTATTACCTGATTCGCGAATTCCCATGGGGAAATCCAAGGAAAAGTTCCCGTACTCAAATCGCTGATCGCAATACTGGAAACACAAATAGGATCTTGTAATGTCGGAATCGGGTAATGAAAGGAGCTCGTTGACGTAGGACATATCTTTGTTAGAAGCTCGAAAATTAGGACGTGTTCGGGACAAATCTCCGAGCTCTGGTAATGTCCAAGAAAGTCTGTTATGACTGAGCATGACGTCGCAGAGAGCACCCTCAATGGCAACTCCAATACCCAATTTACAGGATACTTCCATTGAGGATATATCTGAAGACATGAATTGGGTGCAATGTCCAAGGGCAGACCTAATAACGTCGACTCGCTGATCAGATGGGGTATGTTTGATACAAAATGGTAGAGCGTAGTAGGTATCTTCGAGAGCGTCAACAATTGTTCCGTTAATGGCATTGGCCAACTTGGAGCACCCGGCAATTGATCGAGCCAGCTTATAGCATGCTCGGTCGCTGTCGACTGCATCGCGCTGATGATATGTCTCTCTCTTGAAAAATCCATCAGAGACGAAAATTGGAGTAGATTTGAGGCGCGACACGGGGTTAAGCCACCGGTGAGCACAAATTTCATTAAGCTGTCGAACTCTGGATCCTCGATCACCTGATGGTACAACTCGGAGATCGTTTCCGCATCGTTCCCATAAATTTCGTTCCAAATACTCGCTCTGGGAAACAAGAGACACAAAGTTCGACTCTTCCAATTTGTCATACTGGCGAAGCAACATGTCTTTAACGCAACGCTGGTATGAGGTGCGTTCAATACTACTTCGTGGAGTGTAGTCCATAGATCTGTCCAATGGGTGGATGAGTCCTTCGTCGTACCAAGCGCTAGCAACTGCGACCGTGAAAGCTCGTAATTCTCTGATGATATCAATTCCAGGTCGTTTGCGGCTTGTTCCCAGTCTACCGATTGTTCCATGAAGGGCAACGATTGGGTCGTTGATGTCTGGGGCTGGAGTTGATAAGGAACCAAGAGAAAATGGCCCTTTATAATAAATAGGACGAATAGCCCCAGGGCGAGCAGAACGACGGTCAATTTTATAGCTGTTGTCCAAAGGGAACTTATGCGGTACTTCACGTCGGTATCCCCAAGATCCTGATCTGAGGAGAATCTCGCGCGAATGGTGGACGCAGACCGTATAATCCAAGTCGCGATCTGGTGTGACGGTTGAAAAAACCAATTGGTCAGAGAAATAGACACTATCGGGTAGATCAATGCCATGTACTCGTACAAATTCGTCGCACACCACAAAACTTTTTCTTTTTGGATCCAACCCAGTAGGAGCAGGACCAACCAGCCGACGGAACTGCGCATGAGGAGAAGCAGTGAAAATTTGACAAGCAATAGCAGCATGTGTCCCAACGACCAAGTCCATCCGAATAAGTGACCCACCCCACACAGAGAGATAACTGCAATCACCAGTGCAACGAACAGTGGAGATACGTCGAAACTGGTCCATAGAGTAATAGAAGGGTTTAAAATTCGCTTGACGATCGCGAGGAAAAGGATATAGGCCTTGTTCCCTGACCCAGGCCATGGGTCTAGCCACCTTGGTGACGGGTACTGTGGCTGTGGGCTGAGTGAACGAAAAAGCCCTTCTTTCAAAAGCTGGGTCACATTTTGATTGTCATAATGAACTAGATCAGGAGGTGTCACAATGATATTTGTGCGGTCGAGGATGCGGACCAACTCAGCCTCGCATGCTTTGGCGTCTTCATTGAGACGCCAGCTTGATGATATGCCTTGGTACAACCTTTTCAAAGAGACGAAAGATTGAAACTTCGTAGAGCTACGGTCAGAAATCATGTCATATGAGAAGAAACCCGACCTGATTGTACGCGTCTCTCGAATGACTTTGACCGAAAAATGGGAAACGAAATCTGTCTTATGTTTCGATGGGTTCGCTTGATCGAGCTTGCGCTCAGGGGCGACGGAGATATCAAATTCAACCAAGTCTGCACCATCTTCAACAACATATTGCGCCTCAGCCGGATCGTACCAACTTAAAGAATAGTAATAAAACCCGGCACAACAAACAGCTTGTAGCAATGCCAACCCAGCACAATAGAGTGTTGGACCGAAATTGACCACGGCCATATATGTGAAAAGCAAGCACAACCCAGCAAAAATCGCACGGGCTGTCGTATAATCGTGATCGAATTCAGTTGTCAATACGCTTGAATGTTGCGCCATTGACTGTTCATAATCCCGAGAGGAATAACAATTTGTGACTTTGACTTGATACAGTGTGCGTTGAATGACGCTGTAAGTGCCATCGTCATAAATCTTCTCCTCAGTATTTGGGAAGATCGGCAATGCCCTAGCGTAATCTCTGTGATCATCATTGCATATGCCACCATGATAACGGTGGCAAACTGTGCAAAGATTAGTAGGCCGAGACATCTCCAATTGACGGCGCACTTCATTGTAAGTGATCTGCTCTTTGATCGCATCAACAACACTCTTCTCCTTGACCGGAGTGGCACTCTCATGCACAATACGCGGCCCTTCTCCATCTAGCTCCTCAAACTCAGCGTCTTCAATATTTGTTTCGAGTTTAGGCGATGGAGCACGGGCGTCGGAGTACCATTTCCTGAGCACTGCAGAACGATTATCGCGAGCAACATTGGCCTCATGAAGTAAATCGCGAAGGTGTTCGCTTTTTTCAATGCCGTATTGCATATCCCATGCCGCATAAGGGTCTTTTTCCCCCGGAAACATGGCAGCCAATAGTGCATCACGTTTTTCATGGTGAAAGCAGAATTTAAACCAACATGAACGATCACAATTATTTGCACATCGAAAGAAAGGTTTAAATTCTTTGCAGATCTCCCACTTCTGCAGTATCTTTGATGAGTGGTCAGTTCTTCGAGATACTTTCTTTTTTGAATTTTGTCTTTTATCATCAATTCTTTTCTGGTTCTTATCTTCCCGAGAACCATCACGTCCTCCAGCTGGAGAACGTTTGTTGGATTTGTTTTTAAGGTGGGACTTTCCATTACCACCTGCAATTCGTGT